AGAATAGTCTGCGGCAGAGGTTAAAACAACTCTCTTAGCCTGAATTCCTTTCTTATATCTTGTTCTACTCATTATTATCTCCTTTTAATTTAAGTATCAAGTTGCGGCAGGTGAAGCTCCAACTACGTACCAATATGAACCATCACAATAGCACAATACTGACCCATCTGTCGGAACATCGACTGTATCATAACTTGTACCTTGACCAGCAAAACCTGCAACAACATATACTTTTAATGCAGTACCACCTTTATCGACTAATATTAAATCAACGCCAGCTAAAGATGTTTCAGCAGCAGGAAGTGTAAAGACTTTAGTTGAACCAGTTTGTGTAGCTAATCCATACTTTCTACAATTTGCGGCAGTTATCGTATAGCTGTCTGATTTAGTTAGTTCGAGTTTAGTGGCTTGAATTCCGTGGGGAAAACGTGAACGTGACATTTAAACCTCCTTTTACCGTTCCTCTCCCAAGGCGATTAAACCTTGGGAGATAAAGAACGCTGTATTGTTATGCTACAATTCCAGCAGCAAAAGCTCTATAGTCAGGTAAAACACCACCATATTCATGACGGACTTTATACCTGATTGTATCATACAAGAATACATTACCAGCAGTTGGCTGATCTTGAACTATCAACTCAGGTGCTTGTTTTCCATTAAGGAAACCAACCTCAATGAGATCAATTCCACTTACAGCACTAAGATAATAATTGTTGATGTCGCCTTGAAGATACTGTGATGCAAATACTTGGCCAAAACCTTTTAAAGTGTTGACACCATTTTCTGCATCTTCTGGATGTAAGTTTGATTGGTTAATAGAATCTGCTGTTCCTTTTAATGCACGAGGCACCCAAAGGATTACATCATCTAAACCAATTGTTGATGTGATTTTGAAAATTTGATCGCTAGTATTAGCTGAAGCAGCCGCAGTTCCTAAAATACCTCTACGGACTGTCAAAGTATCTGTTGCGACAACGTCTACTGCCATATACTCACCATATATTTCAATGATGTCGCCAGCTTTGAAGTACTGTCCTGTTCCACCAGTAACAGTTACAGTTGGTGTACTATCATTGATACCGCCAGCTAATAACGTCATATAACCTCTTTCACCTTGATTATACATCTTAGTGAGAAGTGAATTTAACGCATCAAAACCAAGCGCGGTTGTTGAATAGTTGTTATGAGCAGCAATATACAATGCTACTTGATTAGCTGTACCTGCGGCATTTGCCCACTTTACTCCGGTGTTAATTCCAGTTGTATCATAGTTCATCAATATATCAAATACAAACTGATTTAATGTTCTATTTGCAGAACGAGCCAACTTTGTAGGAATCTGTCTGAGAATACCTAAATCATCGTTGATTATCATTCTACGGGTAAGTGTCACTAATCCACCCTTGGTTCCGATACCATAAATTTGCTCAGTATCAGTTGGGAATCCAAGTTGAGAATATGTAGGTGTTTCAGTATCAACAGGAGTACCTTGAGTAGTTCTTGGGCCAAGACCTGTAACTTCTGGTAATATCCCAAATCCACCCCAACGAATCAACTCGTGCATCTTAAAATCTTTGACTGAAACTGTATTAGCTATTTTTCTCCAAAGTTCAGGAAGTGCTTTATATTCTTTCAACATTTTTCTGTTGATAGTGTAACCTAAAGCATAGCTAAAACTGTCTTCAGTTGCTTCTCTTAATCTTGAAGGTGCATATCTACCTGTTATAGCAGCATCACCAGTAAACTCAATATATGCTTCTCTTAAACTTGTGAACCCGTCGATACCATCATAGTCTGCTTTCTCTTTCTCTTCTGGTTCATAGCCTAGCATTAAATCTAAAGAAGCTTGCATTCTATCCCTTCTTTCACTCTTTATATGGATATCAAACTTTCCATCTTCAGTGTCAAGTTGGATAATATCTGTTTCTTTAGAAAGATCTGCTAATGTGTCTTTCTCATCTTTAATAGCTTCTTTTAAAGATGCTTCTTCAAAAATAGTTTCAGCGAATCTCTTTGAGACTTTCTTTTTTACGGTTGCTGGAAGACCAGAACTTTCTAAAAGTGCACTCAATACAGATTTGCATTCACGTATTTTGCTTGTTTTTTCCATCTCGATTATTTTGCTTTCAAGAGCAGCTACCTTTTTATCAGATTCAACAGCTTTACCATCTTCGGCTTTCTTATCTGCTTCGGCTTTCTCGTCAGCTACTTTCTTATCTTCCTCAGCTTTCTTATCTGCTTCGGCTTTTTCGTCAGCGGCTTTCTTATCTGCTTCGGCTTTCTTATCTGCTTCAGACTTTTCGCCATCTTCTGCTTCTTGCCATAATTTCATTATCTCTTTAGTCTTTTCTTCAGAGATATTTTCAAGGTCTACACCTTCTAAAAGTTCCGGCTTCTTTGCCTTTATAAGGGCAATAGTTTCTTTCAACATTGAGTCCTCCTTGTTGGGGTTAATACTTTCTAACATCGTTAGTAACTTGCCACCAGCGGCAGGATGACTAACTAAGTCCACGCTTATGACTTCATTTATAGCTCCAGCGACCCTAACAGGTCGACCATTCATGAGGGCATTAGCTTGAATACCTTCAGCGTTTATTGACAGTCCTAAGAATTGTTTTAAACCTCTTCCCCATGCCTCTGTAAGTTGCTCTACTAACCATTTAGCACTATCAAATATATGTAAAACACCTGTCAAAGCTTCACCTGTCTTGCCTTCAACAGTGATATTTTCGTATTTAATACTATCTAAGTAACCAGCTGTTTGACGAGGAAAACCTTCAGGATGCATTTCTTCTATTTGTCCGGGTAGGTGATCGAAGTGTTTACCTTTCCATTCGTAATAACAAACCTTTGCTTTCTCAAAAGCGTTTTTAGCAGCTTGTAATACTTTAGAAGGGTAAAAAATTCCGTTGCGGGATAAGCCTGGTTCTATAATACAAACTTTCCACGTCTTACCCTTTTTGTCGCTTTCAAGCAAGCGCAAAAAGTCAGTCGAAAGGTATCTCAATGCTACTCCTAGTCGCAGGCTCTAGGTTTATTCTTTCAGGCTATGTATATATAAGTACCATGTTTTTGCTATTGTGTCAACTATTAAATACTATAAATCATTTTGTTTACTATTGCAACTTATCTTTCTTCAATGTAATTAAAGTTGCATTATCACTTTCTTTACTCATTCTCCAAGTACCAGTTAACATTTTACCTTTAAACTCAAATTCCTTACTTTCTGAAATTATCACTTTTCCAGAATCAACAATTCCTATCCAAGCTTTAATATTGTCAGTATCGTTGCCAGGTGTATTGGGTTGAATTGATTCAACAACACGACCGCGCTTCATCCAAGTCTTATCATCTAGTTGTTTTTCTGTACATGTTATTTCGCTTTCTTCTAATGGATTCTGTTCTAATATATAATGAAGCAACTCTGATTCTTTACAATCAATCATTAGATCGTAATGACTTGTTTTGTTTTTCCAGAAATGATGTTGTAACACAAAATCAAATTCTGTTATAGTTTCTTTACTTCTGATATTAAACATCTCATTAGAAAGACCATTGAAATGGTATTTCATTGTTGCTAGTTTTATTACAATACCAGTTTGTGGCTCAGATTCAAAAAAGAAATCTAATGATTTATTAATATCTCTTTCATCTGAAATGAACGATGTCGGCGCAAAATTAAGATGTCCTTTATCGAAATTATTAATAGTCATCTCTGATTGTTTGATATCTAAATCGTATAATGCTTTATATCGTTTTTTATACGGAAGATTATGTATATCTTCTTTTTCAGGTGTCCATAAGATATCAAAGATATGAGCTACTAAATTAGATTCTTCAAAATCATCTTTAAACCATTTCTTTGTCGTGGCATTGTCTTGGCATTTCCCTTCAAGCCATAGTTCGAGATTAGCTTCAAAGATTGCTTCTTTAATATCTAAATTAACAAATTCTTTAGACATTTTTGGAAGCTTATCAGAGATGTCAATACCACTGTTATTGAATACACTTATCTTATCTCTGCTTTTATGTACCTGAATATATTCTCCATTATATCTTTTTTGGATATAACACTCAGGAAATTTACTTTCTTTTAAAGAATTCATAATTACATCAAATTCTTTTTCTGTAGATCTCAAAGGATAGAAAAACTTTCCAAAAACAATTCTATCGCTTTGTCTTGTTTTCTCTGCAAATACTTTTGATTCTTTGTGTAACATTTTATTCCTCCTTTTCTTTTGGTTCTTCTTCGGGTTCTTTCTCTATACTTTTTGGTTCTTTTCTTATTGGTTTTTCGTTTTCGTACTCTTCTCTTTCTTCTTTTGATTCTTGAATTTCAATTCCTAATTGAGAAATAAATGTTCTGAAAGATTCCCCAGCTGACTTTTGAGAAATCCATTTATTATCAACCGCTCCTTGTAATCCGGTTGTGAACTTATCTAATGTCAACGCTACGTCGCGTGCATTCTTTGTAAGTATCGGTGATGGAATTACAACAAAGTTGCGGTTAACATCTTCATCTAATGTACCATGTATAATTGCTTGGTCGATTACGAAGTTGAAAATACTGACAAGCATATACTTAAAATATTGTTGTCTTGATTTTAATTTTCTTAATGTCGGTAAACCCATTTCTAAAGCAGTTGCCCTAGTTGTCTTATCGCCTTCACCAAACCAATGATTTGGAAAGCCAGCGCCGCCGAGGATCTGCATTTTAAACATATTAGCTTCGCCTGACGCGTCTGAAGAGTCGAGTTGTGGCGACACTACGTTCCATTCAATATTTTCGTTGTGATATCTTGCTGAACCTGGTTTAGGTGGAACTTGTTTTTTAGCAAATTCAGTGATTTCATTTTCATTCATACCTTTACACATTACGTCCCAAATCCAAGTATTCAAAAAGAATGCTCGTTCAAGTCTTGCGAAAAGGAACTGATCATATCCGTCGAGCCAATCGGAGAGACAATTGTGTAAAATTATACCATTTGCTGAAAAATTATGATATTTTTCTACATCTAAATCGTATACATCTGAAGTATAATCTAATTCCTCTACATACAATACCTCATGGTTAAATGTTGCATATTGATTTATTTTTTTACCAGGCTGAAAACGAGCATGAGATGCTTTAGTGTTTCTTTCAACTAATTTCTGTCTTTGTTCATCTGACATATTTTTATACATCTTTTTCAATGCCTTCTTTTCTTTTTCAATTTGTTCTGGAGTTAAGTTGAAAGTATTTCCTTTTGCATGAGTATTTCCTTTCATTCTTTTTTGTAATGATTCTAGTGTTTTCTTTTTCGCAGCTGGTGTAAGCAAAGTCTCTTTCATATGCAATGCAGCATGGTCAGCACGTGAAATCAATTGCAGATTAGAAATTCTATTATCAAATGTGTTTCTATTCTTATGGTGAACAAGTTCATTACTTGATAATTTTCTACCTAAAATAGTCTCCATTATAAATCTATGTTCTAGCATCCATTTGCTCTTTTTATACTGAATCCATATATAATCATCTTTGATCTTCCTTGCAACAGCTTGTACTCTATCAGAAGAAAGAAAATCTTTAGCTTCACGATACGTCTTACCATCAATTAAAAGGATAAGGTGATCTGGTGTAGTGATAATGCTATCACCATTAGTAAAATGCACTTTTACTAATTTTGCATTTTTTCTTGTCTTTCTGATATTAGTCGCTTTACCAATTGTTAAAGCATTCTTTTCTCTGTCCCAAGAATATACTGACACATCTTGTCCCACTAAATCCTTTATTGGAACATTGCCTTTATCTACAGTGTTTACCAGAGTATCTGGATGTAGGCACAACAAGTCACTTCTTCCACGTGAAGACCACGCAACTTTATTTATTGCAAAAAAGAAACAATCTCCTTCTAACTTGTTAAACCTTTTTGAAGACCGCGCATCATTATTTGTTCTTATAATATCTAATACTCTTTCTTTTTGAGCATATTTACCAGTACGATAATATACTTTAGTCATATTTTCAGGATTACCTCTTGCCATTTTAACTTTTGAGATAAGACCAGGGTCGAGATAACCAAGTTTTACATGACCATTATGTTGATTTACTTGAACAGGGTAGCATTGTTCACCCCATAAACCCAATTCTAATGCTTTTGTATCTTGTTTCATATTCCAATTATTGTCTGCGTCATTCCAGAATTTATCTAATACATCTTTAACACTCTCATCTTCGGCTTTGAATTTAAACCCATCTCCTATAACAAAATCTTTAGTAAGCTCAAGGATTCTATGTGCCATAGGGTTAGAATCATAGAGATAAAATGCTATCTCTTGCATACGCTTCTGCGTTGTTATGTCTAAATCTCTTATAGCTGACTTATTTAATGATGTCCAACCATAATCAGAATCACTACCAACTGAAGGCCACGATTCTTTAATCTTTGCTAAAAATTCATCTCTTTTTGTCATACTCTTAATAACTTTTGTTGCCTTTTTTCTCTTTGCCATTTTACTGCCTCCTTATCGTTTATAATGCCATGCATCTGAGATATGCATAGCAGGTTTAATTTCTTTACCTGGTGTTTCTATTTTGTGTCTCTGTATAATGCTACGTAAATTTGAATGATACATATTACGTGAAGTGCTATCTCCTTCGTCTTCAGGAGCGATACAAACCATACCTGCTTTTTGTAATGGAAATTCATGAACAACAAAATATTCCCAAGCGTTTACTTTATGTGTGGCCCAATTATCAACATGATCTGTTCCTGTTTTGTTAAACCTACATGATTTTAACGCTGTAGGGAATTTTGTACATTCAGAACTAATTACAAAACGTGGCATTCCATTAACTTGGTCTTTTAAGAACTTCTTACAAGTTCTTGCTTTTTCATCAAAACGTATTGGTCTTGTTTTAATCCTTACCATTCCTTTAGAAGCCATATTGTATTCCTGTATAACAGAAGTCATCGTAGTTTGACTTCTCTTATTTCCAGCTTCATCACCATAATATATTATCTCGTCTAATGCACCTTGATATCCTATTTTTGCAAGGATCTTAATTAAATTTTTGTAATGCTCAGGTGGCAACTTTTCTTTTTCTTCATACTCTTCTACCATAAATGCCCTTCTATCTTTATCTATCTGTAGGAATAGCATTACTGTTGCGGCTAAACCAAAATCAAAAGTAACATACAATTGGCTTCTAGGATTAAAATAAATTTTATGATCTGATACATGAATAGGTGTATCAAATTCAGGATAAGAAAAACGTGTCTTAGAACTACTATAACTTATTTCTAACTCTTGTGAAATTTCTTCTTCTGTCATAGCTGCTGTTTTTTTGATAAACCATTCTTCGTCACGGTCCGGTCTTTGCTTCCAATGAAACTTCAATTTCTTAAACCCCGCACCTTCTTGTTTATCTCTCTCTATTATCTGCTTTAATTCAAAGTATTTATTATCAGACGGATCTGATGGTGGTGTAGAATTAATAACTAAACAATCTGTTGAGTTCCTTATACCTTTCCACATTTCAGGAAACACATCAATATGTGCTGCTTCATCAATGAATATCATTTTATATTGTGTATCACGACCGGCATCTTTATTCGCAGACTCTCCTTTTATAATAGAGTGCGTGTGATAGACTTGAAATGATAATTTAGGATTACGTATTTGGAACTTTAACCAATCAGGTAATCTTTGGTATATAAAATCAATTCTACCCATTAAGGAATGAAATGTCTTTCCTGTATCTTCTACTTCAGACTCTTTTCTTGAAATATTTAACGCTGTAAAATAATCTGTAAACAATGCTTGATGTAATTCAAATGCCATAACAAACCAGCTTATCCCCATCTCTCTTGATTTCTCAACAAAGATATCTTCAAAATTCTTCATCACCTCAAGCATTTCAAGTTGGTGAGGCCATAATGTAAAAGGCATTATTTTCTCACCTTGTTTCTTTACATTAATAATCTTACAATAAGTATTAATGAAATAAGCTGGATCGTTCTTACAGAGCTTAAACTCTTTAATCCGACTTTTCTTCTGTTCCAGTAATGTCTGCGAGTTGCTCGGCAGTGAACATTGTTTCTTCATGTACTTCTGTTACTCCTCCTCTTAATTTAATACTTAATTCCATATAACTTTTTAATTGAGTTAACGATGCTTTTTCAAGCAATACACCGTTCTCAAGTAACCCCTTTAATTTTTCAACTACATCGTCTATTATACCTAGATATTCTTCCCTTTTATCTAATAGCTTCTCTTCAAATTTCTTATCTACTTTGCTTTGAAATTGAACAAGTCTCATCTTTAAAGGCTTAATACCACGCTTATCATCTCCCTTCTCAAAATACTTCTTTGCTGTTTCATAGCAAATATCACATTTATCACTTGCTTTCTTTAAAGTCATACCATCAGAAAGAAGCTGAAAGAGATTAT